TGATGGAACATATTAAGGTTCCCTGTGTCAAGCAATAGACGCTGTGCTGTTACAAGAGTTTCTCTTGCAATCTTGAATGTGCTTGGTTGTGTAGTATCACCAGGATCTGCAGGACCTGTGTACTCTTTAAGTACAACAAGAACCTTTTCCTTTGTGATGTTACGGCTATTAGCAGTACCGATAGTCTGGTCAGCTACACGCTCACGACTATCTTTAGTTCCTGGTGAACCCCAGAACTTGTATCTATCTAACTGAACCGTTTGTCCTGGCTGGCGAGTGAAGTCGTGTACAACTACAGGCTCAACAGCCATTTCTGCAATATATCCTGGGTGCGGACGGTAAAGTTCTGCACCTAAAATTTTTGGGAAATCATTGTCAATGAACACCTTGCTTTATCCTCCAGTGTCTAAAATGTCAATTATTGGGTGATAGATGCAGACATAAACATGTCTTATCTAACTTAAATTTTAGCAGTCTGTAATTTATTGTTAAATAAATAACTATTAGCACCGAAAAGATGCTAATAGTCAGGGTTATTTATTCCATTACAAAGAGCTTATTTTGTACTGTATTTGGTTGGGCCTGATTTAGAACCTTCCATGCGTTTTGTGGATCTCTAGCCATCTGCTCATTAAAGCTTCCCCAGAAATTTTCTGGTTGTTGTGGAGCTGCTGCAGCTGGTGGAGCTGGCATCTGACCACCTACTTGTGGTTGTTGAGCAGGTTGTGTTGGATAACCTTTAGTTTCTAATTGCTCAGGACTCTCATAAACAGGATGAGGGCCATTAGGTCCAAAGAACTTCAAAGTGTAATCACTTAAAGTATCAGGATTTGTAAGAATCTCGTTATAAGCTAAATTCTCTTGATGCTCATTTACAGCAAATTTGGCATAGCCTTGGATAAGTCCTGCTGCTTTATTACCCCATTGAACTGCATTATCAAGCATTCCTTCTAGCTTTACTGCATAGTCATTAAGAATTGCAGGAGCTTCCATCCCAAAATTATTTAAGACTTCACGACTTGCATCACTAAGATTGTAGTAATCAGCTATTGCAGAATCAACTTCAGCGTTTGCCTCTGTTCCGTCGTGGCCTGTCAGTGCCTCTTGGATTGCTGTTCCGAAGGTCCTGGAGGAGGTTTGGGAAGAGTTGTCCGAGAATGCCTGGTTGGGCGACCATGTCTGGGGAGCCGATAGATCCGTAACTGGACTTGTCTGTGTTCCGTAGTTGGCCTGGGTATACTGACTCGGTACTTGAGGATACTGTTGACCCTGGAGTGGGGATTGGACTGGTGCGCTCAGCGTGTCCATCACCTTGCTGAAGGCCGACTCCCATACGTTCTCCTGCGGAGCCGCTGGAGTTGGAGCCTGGACTGGAGCTTGGGATTGGGGGGCGTACTGAGTAGGGCTTGATTGGTAACTGGTAGTTGCCTGTGGTACGGCTTGTGGGTAATTCATACCCACTTGATACGCCACTGGAGCTGGTGCCGCTGGAGCTGCCGCCACGTAGCTGTTTGGTGCTGGTGCGGTTGCTGCTGGAGCTTGGCTCGTCTGTGGGGTCGATTGGACGGTAGCGTCCTGCATAACTCATCTCCTTTTGTAACGCCTCTAATGTTCGATACAGATATGGTGTCAGATCTAGGCGTGGATCTGCTGCCATTGGTAAGTCGGGTGACTGTGGATGAGGGGTCTGCATCATTCCCCCTACCAACTTCGAGAATTGAGAGTATGCTCCCTGCAATTCGTTCACCATTCTGAACGGGAAACCCGATAGCATGGCTGCTCTTTCCTCGTCCGTTTTGGAAGGAAAAAGGTATTTCAGTGCTTCTATGCTATCTACCCCTAATTCTTGAAGATTTCTAACGACAATTGAGTTATTTAAAACGTCCTGTGTTGAGTCTTCATAAACTGGTCCCAGCCATCTCCATTGCATTGAAACATCACCATCAGGAATTAATCCTGTAACACCTGGAGGTATTTGTTGAGTTTTTAAAGCTGTCATTAATAACTGCTTAATTAAATTGTTATACATATCCATTGCATCTGCATATAACTGCTGACCTTCTTCGTCTGCATCTTCATCAAGATCTACAGGTTTTTCAATACCTGCTGCAGCTGCTAATGTTTCTTTAAAAATACGTTCTTCTTGAAAAATAATTAATTCTAAACAACGACATAAACCATAGTCATAGATAGCTTTTGCTTTCTTTTTAGATGTTGCTGCAACACGTCCGAATAATGACTTATATTCAGTTGCTGTTACTCCAGCTGAAATAGATAGCTCATCAACACCACCTAAAGCTGTTCTTATCTCTTCTCGATATTGACGAGAGAATGAATTTTGATCTCCAGTAATTGCATCAGGAACAATATAACCTACTCGATCATTTGGTTCTAAATTTGCAATGATTCTAGGTACTCGTATCTGACCATCAACTCCACGAGAAACAGGATCAGATTTATAACGAGAAGCACTTAAAGGTCCTAAACCAACAAAACCTGAATTCGCTGCAATAGATGGACGTTGTATATTTGCATCTCCACCAGATTCAATCAAATCTGTTTTTGGTCTTGAAGAAAGAAGTGTTGGATTACCAAAGAAAGTTACATTCTTTCTCATGGTTTGAATCATTTCGTCATGAGTACAAATATGATTTGCTAACGCATCAAATTCACCTGAACCTTCTGTAGAAAATCCTTTTGCATTATTGAAAATTTCTACACAAGGAATAAACCCTAATGTATTTCTAAATTCTTTTGTTTTACCAGGATGTAATCCAGAATGATTTTCAAATGATAATTCTCCTTCTGAATGTGTTTCTTCAATTGTTTTAGCTCTAATAGATAATCTTATATATCTTTTTGTACCTTCTTTTCTATCTCCTCTTGGTCCTGTAATACTTTCATCACTAATTGGCTCTTGCCCACCAAATCCATGACGTACTTTATAGCTATAAATGATTACAACTTCATCTAATTCTCCATCAACATTGTAATAACTTCTATATTCATGTTTTCTAAAAAAATATAAACGATAATTTGCATTGGTTGGTCTTATATAAAATAAACCTTGACCATCACATAAAAAATAATCCCAAATTGAATCTAATCTTGTATCTAGTTGATTATATTTAATAACACGATCAATAAAATCTTTTCGCTGATTTCCAAAGTTATCTTGGGCAGGAAAGAACTCTACACCTTGACGAATCCCAAAGAGTCTCATTTGAGCTAGATGAGAAGCTACAATTCCTGTATCAATATGTGCTCCTCCATCTCTCTCAAGATAAGAGTCAATTATCTCCCTAATTCTGGCTTTAGCATCAGCTGCCATTATTTAGATTCCTCAAGCCTTTTAGTAATTTTAGCAGCTTTGGCTTTCTTCTTTAAGTGTAGCCACTTTTTAAAATAAAGAAGTTCTTCTTTGCTAAAGAAAGTAGAATTTTTAAGAGCTTTTTTTATAAGCTTTTTAGTTTTCATTTAAGCTTTTACATTTCTTCTAAACCACTTTAGAAAATCTCCTTCAATTTTAGGTGGGTTTGCATCACCTTGTCCCCACCAGAGTCCTTCACGCTGTTGTAAAGAATTAGAATTTCTATTTCCAGGTGATCCAGCTACTTGAAATGGAGCCATATTACCCATATCAAATCCTGGAATACTTGGACCCATTGCTTGAGGCATTCCTTGTAAACCTCCATATGGTTTAGAAAGATCATTTCTACTGCCTCCTTGAACACCTTCTATTTTTCCTCTTACTTGTCCTTTATTTATATCTTTAGGAATAGGAAATAAGGAAGGCCCTCCTGCTAATTGAGCTGGCAATCCTGCACCTGATAGATAATCCCCTGGTGTCATTGGTTGCGCCCAACCTCCTCCTGCAAGAAAACCTCCCATTTGATCAACTTCACCTTTACCAGCAAAAGGAGAAATTGCAAAGGCACCAGGTAGCATTCCAGCAAAATTACCTGCTGCACCTTGAACACCTCCTTGGCCTAACAAAGGATTAAAAGTTCCTTCACCACCAAACAACGCCATGATCTCGACTACTCAATATATAAAGCTATTCTACTCCTCATGAACTTCATACCCTTTTGGATCATTTAA